TTATTGTGGCCTGCATGGCTCTATCACGAAGTTGTTCCGAATCAATCGGTCGATCCACGAATCTCTATTGTATTTAATCTATAATGCCAACATACGTATTCATAAACAAAGAAACACAAGAACTTGAAGAACATGTACTCAGACTATCTGTGTATGATGAATTCAAGGAACAGAATCCTCACCTAGAGAGATATCATTCTCCTGAAAACTTGCCTATCATGTCCGATGGTGCTCGTCTGAGTACACCTGGAACTGGCAAGGCTGACTCTACATTTGAGAAATATGTCATCAATAGGATTAAGGAAAGTGTCCCCGGAAATACTTTGGGAAAAGGTCACAAAACAAAGATGCCGAGGGAATGGTAACCACGTAAAACAAAGGGGTATTAATGGCTAGTAAAAAAACGCCTGTGCAAAGAAGGGATGATTCCGTTGATAATGTAGAGTATATCAACAGACACCAACCGGCAGTATCTAATGCATTAAGAATCAAACTAGATCATCTAAAAACATTTGAGCCATTAACTGAGAATCAAAAATTATTTTTTGATGCATATAAAAGAGGAGACTATTTCGTAGCACTACACGGTGTTGCAGGTACAGGTAAAACATTCTGTGCATTGTATAAAGCACTCGAAGAAGTTTTAGACAAAAATAATCCATTTAAAAAAGTTATTATTGTCCGTTCAGCCGTACAAGGTCGTGAAGTTGGTCATTTACCCGGTGACATTTCAGAGAAGATGGAAATCTATCAACAACCATATCGACAAATTTGTGAAACATTATTTGGTCGTAAAGATGGATGGGATAGACTTGAAGAACAAGGTTACGTGGAGTTTATCTCCACATCATTTATTCGTGGTATGTCGTTTGATGATGCAATCATTATTGTTGATGAAATGCAGAACATGACATTTGAAGAGATTGATACTGTGATGACCCGTGTTGGTTATCGTTCGAAGATTATCTGGTGTGGTGACTATCGCCAAACAGACTTGAACAAGAAGAAGAATGATGTATCAGGTATTCTCAAGTTCTTTGATGTAGCATATCACATGAAAGCATTTACTAAGATTGAATTTGAAGTAGATGATATCGTTCGAAGTAGCTTGGTCAAAGATTATATTATTGCCAAACTTAAATATGAGGACGCAGAATGAGTACAGAAGAAGATAAACTGAAACACAGCAAACGAATCCATGCTAAAGAGACTGCCGTTAAAAAGCAAACTAAGATAGCAAAAGCAAATGGCATTGATGTAAAAGAACCTCATAAGTTTGCAAAACTTCATGCAACAAATTGTGGACAACCAGGGTGTCCTTTGTGTGCAAATCCACGAAAAGTTTGGAAGGAAGAAACCATCCAAGAAAAACGATTCAAACAAGAAAAAATAGAAATTGAATAATGTTCATTCATTGCCCACCAATGGTTCTTCCGGACCTAAAATCGGAAACACACTCTGACGGTAAGCGTTACTACACATCACCAAGCGGTAAACGTTTACCTTCTGTGACAACTGTTGTTGGTGCAATGAAGAAACAAGCAATTATGGAATGGAGAAATCGTGTTGGTGAGGTGGAAGCCAACCGAATCTCCAAACTTGCTACGGGTCGTGGTAATCGTGTACATGACCTTGCAGAACGATATCTAAAGAACGAAAAGATTGAATGGGTGCGTGAGATGCCAGATTCGGTAGAAATGTTCCGTACACTGATTCCACACCTTCATAGAATAAATAATATACATTATATCGAACAGGCACTCTGGTCTGAACAGATTGGCTTAGCCGGTCGTGTTGACCTCATTGCTGAGTGGGATGGTGTTCTATCAGTTATTGACTTCAAAACTTCCAAGAAGATTAAGAAGAAGGAAGACATTCAAGACTATTTTGCACAATGTACAGCATATGCCGGAATGTACGAAGAACATGTTTCTGTGCCAATTGACCAGATTGTGATTGTTATGGCAGTTGAGAATGAAGAACCTCTGATTTTTATTGAGAAAACTGGAGATCATATAAATACCTTATTGGAACATATAGAATTCTATTTAAACAATAAATGAGGATAAATTAAATGGCTACGATATTTACTTGGTCGATTGACCGCATGAGCACCTTTCAGGAACCACAACCAAATTACGTGGCTGAAGTCACATGGACATTAATGGGTGTTGATGACACCACTCCAGTTCCCAACAGTAGCATTGGTATTGGTGAAAATTATATTGCGACTGTGGGTGCCAGAACTACACTTGTAGCTACCGAATCAACGTTTGTTCCTTATGCTGAACTGACAGAAGAAATCGTTATTGGTTGGTTACAAAACACATTAGGTGTTGAAGGTGTTAATAATGCAAAAGCACAAGTGCAAGCATATATTGATAGAATGATTAGTCCACCGGCAGTTCCATTAGATACACCACTACCTTGGGTTCAGGAGTAATAAATGGGATTAGTCACAACCGGAGAAATTAGTATTGGTGGTAATGCCACCTCCGGAGCATTAAATCGTTCGATTAACATCGAATTAGGTCGTGCCGCTGGTGCAACAAGTAATTTGAATGAAACTGCACTCAGAACACTTGCTGGTATTACAACAGCAGGAAGTACTATTAGTTTAGCCAGCTTCTATAATAAAGCTAACTTTACTGTAGGTTATAATAGTCTCTGGATTTATAATGGTGCTGTATTTGACGATGTATTCGATTCTAGCGTTTCTGAACCGGGTGCAAGTGGACTTCGTTGGCAGACCAATGGAACCATGGATCAGTTTAATTATAGCACCGGTTATTCAGCTTTGGGTGCAGGCTGGGGTGCTCCAACTACTACTGGTATAGGTTCGAACTATTGGATTCGATTCACTAGAACAGCAACTAATAGCTTTGGTTCACCTACCGCCGCAACAAACTCTACTGCATCGACTGGATGGTTACAATTGAATTCTAACAGAGAAATATATATTGATAGGTCCCCTGGCCAAAATTTCTTTGGTGCAACTTACACAATAGAAATATCATCCGATTCGGGAGGCGCAACTATATTATCTACTCTTACCGGAGTAGTAATCCAGATGAGTGATAGTTTCCTTTAATATTACCAAAATAACACTTGACATTCTCCTTAGGAAAGGATATAATATGTCTATGAAATCAAAAATTTTAGGTATAACCTTACTCTTAGTTGCCGGTTCTGCATCGGCACAACACTTCAGGCACCATGGCCATCACGGCCATTGGGTGCATTCTGGTGGCTCTAATTGGGTACCAGCACTTATTGCAGGCGGTATCGTAGGTGTCGCCATTGCAAATAGCAGACAAACAGAAACGGTTATTATACAACAACCTTCTGTAATACTACGAAATCCACCAGTCTATGTAGAACGCCAGCCGGTCTGTACAGAGTGGAAGGAAATCCAAACAGCCGATGGAACAATCTATCGGGAAAGAACTTGCACACAATAACGTGTGCATGTAATGATAGTAAACTTGGTATAAGAAAAGTATTCTGGACGGGAGTTCGATTCTCCCCACCTCCACCAAAAGCACATGTCTTACATGAAAGAAACCTCTGACGGCTGTACTGGAGTGTGCTTTTGATGGGGGTGACTAGGTTTCGACAGGGTAACAAGTACGATATTCGGCTATCCGTCAGAGTTGACGTAAACACTAAATCGAAAATAAATGCAAATGACGAAAGTTACGCATTGGCAGCCTAAACGCTGACTAGGGTTTCGATAGGTTTCCTCGTAACAGAATAACCTATCATCAGAAAGGAAAACATGAAAAGTAAACCAATACTTTTAAGCATGATATTTTCCACAGTCATCATATTCCTATCGTTGGTGGATATAAATCTTTATAAACTACCATTCAAAGCGAGTTTCGAATCTCTGGATAAAGAGACACAAAAGCAAGTCACTTGCCTCGCAGATAACATGTATTTTGAAGCCGCAAATGAGCCACTAGCTGGCAAGAAGGCCGTTGCTTTCGTTACAATTAATAGGCTTCAAACGGGAAATTATGCAAATGACATTTGTGGAGTAGTATATCAAAAAACCGGTGGCACTTGCCAGTTCTCATGGTATTGTGAAAAGAATATTACCGATAAACGGTTGACAATACGCAATACTTCATTGTATAATGAGATTCGTCAGTTAGCAGTTAACATGGTCATCAACTACGAACATTATAAAGATGTTACAGATGGTGCAACATATTATCACGCAGACTACGTTAATCCTCAATGGAAACTAGAAAAGGTAGATCAAATTGGAAGACACATCTTTTACAGAAGTAGAAAAGACGAAATTAATCGAAACAAAGGAATCTTATAATATGGCAAAAGAATTTACTACACTCATGGTTTGTATCACACTTGCGGCTTGTTCATGCATTGCCGCAGTTACAATCTACAATATCAATGATCGTAACAATATGGCCAAGAATATCGAATCTGCCATCCAAAAAGGTATTGATCCAATCTCTGTGAAATGTGCATACGAAACAAATGCAAATGCGGTGTGTATTGCCTATTCGATGGGTAAAAAGTAATGGCTACTAAAGACGAACAGAGATTGTTCTCAGCTATCATTGAAGAGATTGTAAAAACAAAGAGAATCGGTTACATGGAAGCCGTTCTTGTGCATTGTGAGGAAACTGGATTCGAAGTTGAATTAGCCGCCACTTTGCTTACAACACCAATCAAATCTAAGATCAATGACGAAGCACAAGCAGGTAATATGATTAAGAAAGTGAATAAGCTACCGATATGAACGAAGCTGGTGGTTATGATGCGTTTGCGTTGTTTCATGGATTAAAACTCCATTTCACAACAAATTATGATTATGTGAAATACCATGGTAAAATCTCCATCGGTAAAGATGCATTCATGCTACGAAAAGATAAGTTTCATTTCTATAAACTTTCTCGTAAATACAAGAAAGATGAATTGTTCGGTTTCTATATTGCCAATCTCCTGCACAATCCAAAATGTTGGGCAGGTGATTTAATGATGGAAGATGCCGAATCGGAGTACAAAGTTTGGCTCAAAACACAACAATCACTCTCATATCTCTTTGAACAGGACTTGTCTACCGCATTTGATTCGGTAAACAATCCAGAAGAACTGTTAAAAGTGGTTGACGGGCAGTACCCGTTGTTGTATAATCTATACTTACATGATAAAGTGAAAAAGGAAACAATACTCATTCTCAATGACTTTATGAATTTTATGCCTATGTGGAAAAAGAAAGTTGAAGATGATATATTGTTTCCGGACTTCACTCAAAGTTGTGAAAAGTACAAACCGTTCTTTTCATATGATGAACAAAAAATGAAAAAGATTCTAAAGGACAAAATATGTCAATTAGCATGATTTATGTTGATATGGATGGTGTGATTGCTGATTTCTCGAAGCGATACAAAGAGAAATTCAAAGTGACACCAGAAGAAACCCGAAACAATAAAGAGTTTGGTGGTTTCTTTAAAAAGTTTATTGATGATAAAGAATTTCAAACCCTCGATATGATGGATGACACCTTTATACTATTGGGATTTCTGGATAAATTGCCAATTGAAAAACAAATTTTATCGTCAACTGCACAACCAGATAGTCACGATTTAATTGCACCACAAAAACAAAAGTGGCTCTACACTCGGCGAATTAACTATAAAGCAAACTTTGTTCCAGGTAAATCTCTGAAATACAAATTTGCTACACCTGATTCTATAATCATTGATGACACTAAATCTGTTATTGATGATTGGAATAAAGCGGGTGGTATCGGTATTCTACACAAGAATGCCGAATCTACTATCGCTATGCTGAAAAAGTATATTTGAATTCACCTATATACTTCATACATTATGAAATATGTGGATAAATCGATATACAATTAATACAACGTTATACAAGGAAAAATACTATGTCCTCATTCGCAAATCTAAAGCGCAACTCTGGCAATCTCGACAAACTGGCTAAAGCCATCGAACAGTTGAATTCTGCCGAATCACCAACCAAAGAAGATCATTTCTGGAAACCAGAAGTAGACAAAGCCGGTAACGGTTATGCCGTCATTCGTTTCCTGCCACAACCATCGGTTGACGGTGATGATTCATTCCCATGGGTGAAAGTTTTCAATCACGGCTTCCAGGGTCCTGGTGGTTGGTACATTGAAAACTCTTTGACCACACTTGGTCAAAAAGATCCAGTTTCTGAATACAACACACAGTTGTGGAATTCTGGCATCGAAGCAAACAAAGAAGTCGCACGTAAACAAAAACGCCGCCTCTCTTATATTGCCAACGTTTATATTGTGGAAGATTCCAAGAACCCACAAAATGAAGGTAAAGTGTTCCTTTACAAGTTTGGTAAGAAAATCTTTGACAAGATTAGTGAAGCAATGAACCCTCAGTTTGAGGATGAAAAAGCAGTTAACCCATTTGACCTATGGGAAGGTGCTAACTTCAAGTTGAAGATTCGTAAAGTTGAAGGTTATCAGAACTATGACAAGTCTGAATTTGAGTCTGCATCACCATTGTTGAATGATGACGACAAACTGGAAGCAATCTGGAAGAAAGAGTTCTCTCTCAAAGAGTTCCTTGCACCAGAAAACTTCAAGTCATATGATGAATTGAAAGCACGTTTGGACAAGGTTCTCGGTGTTGATGGTTCTGCACCTGCACCACGTACTACAGTCGAACAGGCTAAAGCAATGCCACGTAAACCTGCTCCAGTAGCAGAAGATGCTGGAATTGCTGATGATGATGACTTGGCATACTTCAGCAAATTAGCTGAAGACTGATAAAAAGGACCGAAAGGTCCTTTTTTTAT